CCCTGTGTCACTAAAAATAAAACCTCCAAATCAGTGGCTTCATTCCAAAGAACAGCATGGATTAATTTCCCCTCCGCAATTCTTAATCTTTTTACTAAGACATTTTCCTCTTTTTCCTCTTCCAACACTTGCTTTGCAACTTGTAATAACTTACTGTACTTGCCGCAAAGAGTGTGATCTTCTTTGGTATTCCGGTATAATTCTTTGATTCTCGCTTCTATTTTTTCTAATTTTTGTTTTTCCATTTAGATAATATCCTTTCGATTTCTTATTTTTTCACATTATAGCAGAATTTTTTATTTTTTCCAAATTTTTTGCCTTTTGAATCAAGAAAAACAAGAGAAAATCTAACATAGAAGCTTCTTGACAGAAAAATAAAAATATGTTATTCTTTCTAAAGCGAGTGCACATATAGCTCAATTGGATAGAGCGTCTGACTACGGATCAGAAGGTTGCGGGTTCGATTCCTACTATGTGCGCCATTGTTTGACCTCAACTTTCTTTATTTTTTTATTAGAATAAAAAGCTAAACTAAAAGCAGTTCTTACAAATCAGCTAAAAATAAAGATTATAAAAATAACAGGAGAGAGTGTATTTATTATGATATACTCTTTCTTTTATTATATTCTTAGTAGAAACAAATGTCTAGTGTTTCTAGTAACTTAAATTTTTATTCAAAAAAGTAGGCTTCTGCCTACTTCCCTGCTCTTATCCATTCTAAGAGTTCTCTCTGAGCCTCTAGCCTTATCAGTTTTTCTCTTTCCTCTATTCTGTAGTCATATTCTCGGTATACCTCTATTCCATACTCTATTTCCTCTAGTTTTTCGTTTATTTCCTTCTTTGTCTTCATCTTCTTTTCCTCCTATTTTCTTGTTTTTTCTTAAAACAAACATACTATATTTTTTGGAAAATAGCTAGTGAAAATCCAATAAAATCAATGTTTTTTTACTTTATTTTTTTATTTTTACATTGCTCCAAAATCTCCACCAATTGTTTGGGTACAGGTATTCCTATACTTGAAACGTTTTCTAAAAGAGAAATCACTTCATTGCTACAATAAAAGCAAATTGTGATAAATCGCATATTTATCTTAATCATTTCAAGTCCTAGTAGCAAATCTATCTGATGTGCAGCTGTAATAACCATTAAGATCATAATTTTTTTTATAATTCCTTTGACCCCAATTTTACTGCTTAAATTTTTTAGATATATTGCTTTTATAATTCCTGAAATATAATCAATAAGCATAGCAATTAAGACAGCTTTTATTGCCTTATCTTCTCCTCCAGTTAATGAGAATATTAAAAATAAAATTAGAGAATACATCCAAATATAGCCATTTAATAGTATATCTATAACGTCATGGAAAATCAAAAATATTTCCTTTATTAAAACTTTAATTTCGTGCATGTCCCCTCCAGAAGTATTTAAGTTATAATTTTAGAATTTTATTCCATTTTTCATAATAGATTAAAGCCTCTTCTGTGCGATCAACAACAGCTTTATCTTTGTATCCATCGTTCTTCAACTTCTCTTTCCAACTCCTCTCTCCGAAACTCCTTACCGCTCGATACATTGCTTTTCGCTTCAAGTATCCAACACCCAATTCTTCCATGATAAACAGAAAAACCTTATCAGCCAAAGTTCTGTTTATTCCAGTAGTGTTGTATTTGCTGTATAGAAAATCATGCACAATTGCTGCCGGAGTATACTTTCCAAAAGGCGGAAATATACTCCAAAAAATTCGGGGAACCGAAGCCAAATCTGTTACAAAACCTTGGGGTACCTTAATTTGGTACCCATTGATCTCATAAACATACTCTTGATAAAGTTCGTTTTTCTCACCGTTTACAAGAGGATGTAAGATAAGTTTAGTTACTTCCATTTTCCTCTTCCTCATCTATATCAATTTTTCTTCCGCTTCCGAATGTATCTGAAAATTTCTGTAACGTCTTTTCAATCGTATAAATAATTCTTTTTCTGCTCAAAAAATGTCGAATTAACAATTTTGCAGGAATTGGCAATGTTTCTGTTCTCACTTCCACAAATTTTACAGCTGCATTCAATTTTCTCTTGTTTTCTCCATACTTAAATGAAGTTTCTGCCATAATCACAGCATTATCAAATAATCCAATATACTTTTTTCGATTATATAAAACATAGATAAGTATTACTCCAGCTACTGCCATCCAAATCCACTGCTCTTGTGTAAATCTTCCGAAATAAGTTATTCCTTTATTAATTAAATTTTGCATATTTTTACCTCCCGATTTATATAAAAACGATAAATTCTTCCAAAAATGCCATCATCATTTTATGTCATACTACCACCTCATTTATTTTTGATAAGGAACATTATCTGCTCCTGAAATCTGAAAGTGAGGTCCATCTTTTCTATTTTTCCATGTTCCTCCCCATTCAATACCATATTTCTCAATCAACCCTGTTTTCTTTGCTGTGTTATATATATCTTGATAGTAATGAAAATCTTTCCAATCGCCTTTATAAACTATTCTTCCATGTTCTTTTACTAAGACTCCAATGTCAACAGCATACCCTAATCCATCAATTTTTGTCTGATGATTTGAAATCTTCTTATATCCATCGCAATTAGTTTTCCACGGTCCGGGAATTGTTCTCCCACTTTGATATAATTTATTTTGTTCTGTTGCAGTCCTAACTCCATCAGTAATTTTAAAATCCCACGGAGAAATTTCTATCAATTCTTTCATAAAATTTATTAAATTTATATGTACTCCTTGTAATTTTTCTAATGATTTTTTTGAAAAATAATACATATTCCCTCCTATTCCCATTTTATTTTTTCTATACTTTCTACTATATCTGCTGTTTTTAATTTTGTATCTAGCTCTTTGAACTTTTTGAAGATTTCTCTTTCCCGGTCAGAATACAACTTTGAAATTTTAGAAAGTTCTTGATATGTAAAAATCTTATATGTATTATCTGCCAATCTCCATTCTTCTGTATCATCTTCTTTTAGTACTTTTGCAAGTACTCCCATGAAAATTCTGTCAAATTTTGCTCTATCTTCAGTATTTCTCACTTGAAATAAGCTCCCATTCATTTCGAGATTTTCTTTACATTTTTTATCACGAATCGTCTTCAGTTCTTCTCTTTTTCGATTTTTTACATCCTCTAATGTAATAATTCCTTCTTCAACTAACTCTTTTAAACTCTTATCAACAATTTGACTATTAACAACTTTCTGATATTTCTTGTCATAGCTATATATTCTATTATCAATGATAACTTCATTATCAGCTAATTCAATCTGTTTTCTAGCTAATTTTTCTTCTTCTGTTGCTTCTCGAATACTATCAGTTTCTTCAACATATGTTATAAAATGTGGAATATCATTTGCGATGTATTCAACTAATTCTTCTTGATTATAGTTTTCTAAACGTGTTTCGTAGCACCATTTTACTAGTGCTGTATTTTTTTTTGCTTGTTGTTTGTCTAAGTATATATACATACTATCTTCCTCCTTTTAACTTCTTCTTATCCATTGGTGTGCAGTTATGTAAGCCGGTTTTATATCAAATGATTTTCCCCCTCCAGTGTAATACAATCTATGATTATGTGTGTGATTTCCTGCACTAGTGATTGCAGGTTGGGCAGTACTCGTGTTTCCTGACCATGCTTTCGAAGCATTGAAATTAATTCCAGCAGCCGCCCCTCCATCTCCACTTCCATAATTCCATGAGCCATCGTGTTTGAAGGCTCCAGAAGCCTTTGCCCCATCCCGATTTCCCTCGAAATGACCTGAAATTTCCATATTTCCACGATTATGCGAATGCGCAGATTGTGTATGGGTATGAGAGCCATTTTCATATATAGTTAATTCATGATTATGTGAAGGCATGTTATCAATACTTAATACTTTACTGTCACTTCCACCCGTTATTCGAGCACTTTCTCCATTAGCCGTTGCTCTTAAAAATCTACCTTCTATTTTTTCCCAAGTCGTGCCAATCCATGTTAAAGCAGGATTTTGACTATTAGTAGTTATGTAAATATCGCCAATTCTATAAGGGCATTTATCAAGAGAATTTATAACAGCTAAAAGGTCTTCATAAAGTTGTTTGCTTCCAGCCGTATCTAGCAAAAAATAAGAGGAATCTTTTTTATAATCATCCGTTTTCTCTAAATTAAATCCGCTTTTTTTCTCAAACTTAGGTTCCTTTTTCTGTATTTCTTTGTAAAGTTTATTACTCCCAACAGTGTCTAATAAAAAAGAAGAATCATTTTTTTTATAATCATCCGTTTTTTCTAAATTTGCCCCACTTTTCCATACAATTACATCCTGTTTTTCTTTTAACTTTCTCTCAACAAATGCTTTTGTCACATACAAATCTGGAACTTCATTGTTTACAACAATACTCTTCACATTAGAAATTACTAGATTGATTCCAATTTCAGCCTTATATGGTCCATCTGTTTCAGGAGGAACAAATGAAGTTTCATCTCCATCGTTCATATAGAAAAATAGTATTTCTCTCCCTTGGTCTGAAGCAAAAATTCCAATTTCTCTCAAATAATATCCGTCCTTCAATGCTGCATTATCTACAACAGCATTTAATGTTATTGTGTCCCCATTTGAAATTTTATCTAAAATTTCTTTTTCTGACTTTTGGTTCTTTAATCTTTTAAATGTTTCTGGATTTTCATAAGATAATAAACTTCCATCACCAAATTTCATACTTTTAAATTCTATTGTTCCGTGATTTGTTTTTATTTTCGCTAAATATGCTTTTCCTTCGTTTGTCAATCCGTTAAATTTCATCCACTCATCTCCATTCCCTTACTTGCATAACTGAAATTTTTTTATACCCTCCAACATAAATTTTAAATTCTTTTTCATTTGATATAACAATTGAATCTAAGATACTTCTCACATTTTTATAACTATCAATCAGCTGAACTATTTTCTTAATTTCATCCGGATTGTTATTTTGTTTTTTCGTTATTAATCTAAATGTAAAAGGTTTGCCTTGATACTCAAACCATTCTTGAATGTCAATTGTATAGTTTAATTTTTTTAATTGAGCAATGACTGCATTTTTTGTTCCCTTATTAGAATGTATCCAGTATGCTCCTTTAATAAGTGAAATCTTCACATCTCTATCTAAATCAGTACTATAATTATCAATGTTAAGTCCCCAAGCAATTTCATCTAAGACCTTATCTTTCTGAAATTCTAAACTATAAAATATAGCTATCTTTTCAGAATCAAAAAGAATGTACTCTTTTATTATTTTCTCTATTACATTAGAAAATGCTATTAAATTTCTATACTTTTTCAAATTCTCCGGAAAAATTTCAGAATATTCTGTGTTCTGTAAATTATTCATCCTCTTCTCCTTGATATTTTAAATTTACTGTATTTTCTTTCGCGACCGTATCTCTATCTAATTTTGTAAATGAAAAATCACTCAACTCTACCCTTTTTGCTCCAGCTACAATGAGTAACTGAATTAGCTTGTTTGGATTTATATCCCTTCCAAGTTTTGCCTTTTGCCAATCTACATATTCTTGCAATGCTATTTCAATCTTATTCTTAATAAAAAGAACGTCTTCTCCTTTTTTTATCCAATATTTTCCTGTAATATTGTAAGAATGTTGCTTAGGTGCTTCTACTTCCACTTTATCTGTGAGAGGACGAATATTTTCATCATCTAATCTTGCACGAACTGTCTCTAAGACTTCCTTTGAAGGTATTTGCCCAGATGATAGAAGTGGAATCACTTTTACTACTCCGGGAGTTTCTTTGGGAGTGTATATGTGTGTATCAATAATGTCCTGATGAGCTGTAATAGTATGGTATTGATATGCTCCATACGGTCCGGCAACCGAAAATGCCTTTGGCTTCAATCTAATTCTATCTCGATAAGAATTATCTCCTTCCTTCGTTGCTCCCCCAGTACTTTTAGTAATATTAGATACAGAAAGTAAATATGGTATATCGTCTATAATTGTATTTATTTCTCCGATTTCAACTTCATTTCCAACAACTCCTGACAGTAAGCATCTGACTTTCCCTGTCACTTTTCTTCTTCCAATTTCTAATCGAATCTGTTCGATACTTTCGAAATATAAGTTTCCTTTCGACACTTTATGTCCTTTTGGAATTATTATTTCTTCATCAAATATTCTTGAAAATGTATATTCTACCAAACATTCTGAACTCTTCTCTTGAATTCTTTCTACATCCATCAATTCCCCTAATGCATCTAAGTATTTTCCTTGGGAAAATTTCAATAAATTCATTTTCCCTGCAAAATTTATATAATTTTTTATAGTTGATAGAATGTATACTACCCAATCTATAAAGTCTTCTGCTGGATCTCCTTCTTGTATTTTTACTTTCATAATTTCTTCATATGCTTTTTTACTTTGCTGTTTGATTTCGTTTGTATCTAATTCTATGAAATTGAAATCATTCATATAACAACCTCCCCAATGATTTTTATTTTCATCTTAGCAAGACTCGGCTCTCCCATAATCTCAATATTTTCTACTCGAAATCTTTTTTCTTCTCTTTCTATTTCTTCTACACAATCAGCAATAATTTCTGCTCTAACATATTCAAATGATCTATCCACATTATTTATGTGGATTCCTTTTTGCCTAGCTAAAACAACATTTCCTTTTATTCTTGTCACTATATTTTCAACGTTTTGAACAATTTCTTCCTGTATCGTTCTATTAAATTTATATATTTTTGTTTCTGAAGAATTCACGATAATTTCCATCAGTTATACTCCTTTAGTTCAATTCCTAATTCTACTTTTGTTGTACTCCCAAAAGCACTATATCCCTTTGGATTCTCTGATATTCTTGTAATGACATAATTCCCAATTTTTCTTCCTCCTAGAATTAGTCGTAAAATTTTTCCTTCTATCATATATTTTTCAAGAATCTTTTTTTCTTCTGCAATATTGACATTGAAAAATCTATTCAAATGAATAGTAAATTTAATCTGACTCAATTCAACTCCGTCAAATTGTAACTTTGGTTTTTCATGCATAATTTTATGCTCAATCCAGCGAACAGATGTTTCTTTTGAAAAAGAATGAAATGTTTTCGTGTATAAAGAACTAGCTGCAAATACATAATTACCTAAGCTTCCTATTAACATTATTCCGGACCTCCTGTTTTACTATTTCCAGAACTAATACCTGAATGGACATGAGTAGTAAGAGACACTCCTTTCGCAACAACATCTTTTGTTACATTGACTATCCCATCTATATCAACATCTCCAGTTATTTTTATCTTTGGTGAACTAATTTCTATTTCTGTTGCAATAATCTTGATTGCTTTCTTGCAATCTATATACAATTCCGATTTATTTTCGTCATATTTTATTATTGTTCCATCCGCATAAACAGTAATATCTACTCCTTCTCCAGCTCCAGAAGGAATAGGAGTAGCTTTATCATAACCAGCTCCTAGATAAAATCCAAAAAAGGAATTCTCAGGAAAAATACAGATTCCTGATTCGCCAATCTTTGGCAATGAGTAATTTTTTGTTTGCTCACTTCTTCCCATAAGAACTGGAATTTCAGCTGATGGAATCTCCAAATCTTCAAAAATCACTTTCACAGTCCCTTTTTCTGGGAATATGCTACTGACTTTTCCATATCGAATCATTATTCTACCTCCATTGGCATAATTTTATGCATTTCCGCCGTCATTTTGTAATCCAGCAAGTTAATTTTTATATCATCAATCAAATATTTTCCTGAAAATTTTCCAAAGTCATTTAGAAAAATAGTATCTCCCGGATATAACAACTTCTCCACTCCCATAAAAGTGATAGTACTTTTACATTCTTTCCTATTTTTCCCTCTCAATGCTTTTTTTGCGATTTCTTT